GATAACCAGCAACGTTCTTTGCCTTCAGTTTGAAGTTAGCACCTTGCCAGAAGTCAAACGGATCGATTGCTTCCTCGTCCTCGAACTCAGGTTGCATAGCGGCAGTCAGTTTGTCGAAGATTTTCTTGCCAAACTTATACAGCATCACTTTACCCTCATTCTGAGGATTAGCAGGATCTTTGACAACATAGACATTTGCCATGTAAGTCAGTTTACGCTTCTGCTTACGTGCTGCTTCTTTACCAGCATCGGTGCCGTTGTTCCACAGCATCGTGTTGTATTCGGAGACAGGATCTTTCTGTCCCAGAGTCGTCAAAGAATTTTCAATATACCAACCACCAGGACCTTGGAATGCATGACTGTAGAGTTTCACGAATGGAAGGTCTTCACCATCGGGTGCAGGCAGGAAACGAATAACGGCATAACCATTACCGCTCTTATCACATTCTAGTTTCCATACACGGTCGTCGCCACTGGCACCACCATTATTATTCATTTTTTCGACTTCCTTAACCAGTTTTGCGGTTAAGTTGCCAAGCTTAGATTGCTTTTTAAGGTCTGCGAAAGACATTTGGATTACCTCGGATTAATTGGATTCGGGGGATTTACTCGGATAGTATAACGAAGTTTTGCTCAGGTGTCAAGAAAGTCTTTGAGCGAATCAATTGTTCTCTTCATACTGTCGAATAACACTTGCATATCAGTCTCTGCTGGGAAACCCATCATTACAACTGATTTGCGAAGATTCTCTTTCATTTCAATCGCTTGTGGATCGTCTGAAAGAGATAATCTAGTATACATGATTCTTTGCTTCTCCAGCAAAGTCTGTAGCATTTCAATATGTTCCAGTTTTGTTTGACGATCCATGCCACCAAAAGTCATTAGACTTCCATAACACTCCTCTTGGAGTGTATTAATCTCCTTCAACTCTTCTTGTATAATTTCGGAATCGAAAAAATCACTCATTTACAATATCTCGTAAAAGTTTTTTATATTGGAACACATCAATATTTATGAACGGACAATACTTTTTCAATTTTAAACTGACGGTTTCCCACACTGGATCGTCTAACTTTTTATCAAAGTCTTTTGAGAAATGGAATATTTTTTCTAAGATTGTTAAGGTTTCTAGAGATAAACTCCCGCTTAGATACTTTTTGAGAATTTTTGGATGTCCTTTCGAGCAGTCGAATAGACTCTCTAATTCGTTCTCCGAGAGCAATTCGTTGCTTTGCTCTTTGAACAAGTAAGTCAAACTCTGCTGTCTTTTCATCCACTCGGCGTAGTTTCTTTCGCCAGAATTGATAATTTCTCCAATCCATAAGTTTTGCGGGTTATCGGCGGAAGAAAAGTTAGATACTAGAAAATCAACGACTTCTTTGTCGGAATACTTACGGGAAGTTTTCTCAAACCAATACTTATCTTTCCTTTTATTGAAAGATGTCAATGAAGCACGGGTTTTTGCCCCATACTTAAAGAAGTCGTATTTTGGATTTGTAAAGTGATTTTTGAGTGACAAATAATGTTGATAAGTTTCAAAGGGGCTCACACTCATAAAGGCAATTTTGCTCTCGAAGTTTTTTTCATAAAATTCAGATTGATAGCATCATTCTTAAGTCTCTCCTTGAGAGGTTTAGAAACTAGCTTCGTCACTGATTCTACATCAAGTTCATTGATTTCACAATAGTGAACAATGGCATCAATGTAATTCAGTTTTTCTTCAGCAACAATTTTTTCAATTTCCAGTGCAAATTTTGATGGTGTCAAAAATTTACTGGCAATTGCTTGCTCTAGTTCTTTATTCGGTTCCATAGAGTTCCAGTTTATCTCTAACAAACTTTCTAATGTATTCTGTAAGAAGTTTGATGTATTTTGATTTGTCTCTTTCTTCATAGACGACGCATTCTCCATTTTCACAAGCCATAATGATTACAAGTTTTTTGACTGATATGCCAGTCAATTCGTACAGCATACAACCATATGCCATGCACTGTACAAAATAGTGTTCGATCCACTCTCGTGGTTTCGGTTTTTTGGACGTTTTAAAGTCAATTATCGCCAGTTCGCCATTGTATTCTGCAATACAATCGACAGTTCCCGCAATCCCTAACTGTTTACTATATAGGGAACCTTCAAGTGCGTATATATTATTTATATTTTTGAGATTGTTTTTAGAGATTTTGAATAAGAAATCTGAAATAGGTTGAACTTTAGGAAGTTCTTCATTTTTCAGGAAGTGTTCGGTAAGAGTGTGCATATCCGTGCCACGACTTGTAGCTTTCTTTGTGATACGATCTGCCTCTTCATTACCAACTTTCTTACGCCAGTTGACAAAAATCTCCTTATTAAAATGACTGGTTACCGAAGTGATGGAAACCAGTCTAAGGAGTTCTTCATCATCAGGAACAGAATAATATCTTACTCCATCAATAGTCTCCCTCTCAAGTTGAGGAAGATTAATATCAACATGATTAAACATTAAAAACCTGCTTCCATTTTAGCGATAATATATTCTTTGACAAGTCCAGAACGAACAATATCGTCTACTCCAAACTCAATCATACCAAAAGATGGCATTTTACGCAAGATACTAAGAAAGTCATGTATACCATTGCGTTCATTTGCTTTTTGCAAATCAGTCTGTACGGCGTCACCACAGAAGCAAATTTTAGTGTTTTCACCAACACGAGTGATGATAGAATCTAGTTCGTGAAAATTCAAATTTTGAAACTCATCAACAAGGACAATGGCATTATCCAATGTAGTTCCGCGAAGGAATGATGTACTCCAAAACTTAATTGTTTCCTGAGACTTGAGATTACCATAAAGCATCTCAAAGTCTGCATCAGAAGGCATCTGGAACATATACTTCACCATATTCTTATATGGGATTTGATAGATGTCTGCCTTGTCTTCATGATCTCCAGGAAGAAAACCAATCTCTCTAGTTGCCACAAGAGATCTTACGATAAAGATTCTTTCATAAGGTGTGTTCTCATCTAACACATCCTTCAAAGCATTATAAAGTGTGATGAAGGTTTTACCCGTTCCAGCACAACCATATGCAACAAGATGGTTTCCCTCAGCATATGAGTCAAACAGTATTTTTTGGTTTTCTGTGAGAGGTTCAATATCAACCAAATAATCAGAATTGAGAGGTTTTTTCCTCTTCATCTGCTTTGCAGTAAGTCCAACCCCTACAGGTTGAGCAGATGCTCTTTTTCTTCTTGCCATTAGAGTCTCTTTACGTTTGCTTTTGGCGCTTTGCCAACTTTATCAAGCACTTCATTCCATCCTGGGTGCTTGTTTGAAAGTTTGTCTCTCCATTCACCAACATCAGTCGCCATTGGTGCGGTGGAAGGATCGGACCAGTCGCGCTGCCAGTCTGAATTATCTTCTAACCACTGATTCCAGTCATGAATACTCATCACGACTTCTTTTTGCTCACCAGTTTCTTTATGAATAACAGGGTATGTTGCCATAGTCAATCTCAATGTATTTTATTTAGACCCATTCAAGGGCTTCTGCACAGGTGGGGAACTGCTCGACAAAGATTTTCTTACATGCTTCTGCAATGTCCATGTGCTCCTTTTGAGTACCGTTTGCAGAACGCAGAGTGATGTAATGAATCCAAGAACGGCAGGAACCCGACATATAGAGTCTGGTGGGCGTGGCAAGGGGAAGCACAAAACGAGCACACTCTTTTGCAATTCCTGCTTCCAACATTTCTTTGTACAAATCCATGGATTGAGTGAAGAGTCTAGTCATCTTCATGTCGAACTTCGTCTGAGTCCAATCATCAATATCGTCAATAGAATTTTGACGATTCTTGGTGTCTTGTCTACGGAGCTCTGGTACGGGAATCGTCTCTGAGAGTAGGGAGGAATCAGCATAACGTTGTGAGAATTCCTGATATGTGAACGAACGGTGCCGGAGAATTTGAGCTGCCAAACCACGGGTAGTCTCAATCTCCAGAGTCATGAAACTCTGCTCAAAGACAGACCAATGATTATGTTTAATACAATATCCCAACAATTTGGCATAGTTTGGGTTTTCTTGGTTATTGGGGTTTGACACACGGGCAACATATGCCATTGTCTGCTCCGCATCGGGAGTCACACTTATCAGTTTTACACTCATTTACCAAATCCTTTAGATTTCTGTTTTTCAATATCTGCGAGTTGCTCTTTCAACTCACGAAGTTGTGATTTCATCTCACGAATCTTTTCGTTTGTATAGAGATAATCTTGCTTGATTAGACGCTCAAGCAACTTTATAAGTTTTTTAGATCTACTAACCATTAGTCTGGGTATCCGTCATCGTCCTCAAAAATTTCATCATAGTCTTGAATATGAGGAACAATTTCTTCATAGTTGAGATAACTCTGAGTATCCGAGTACACTTCAGCTTTTAAAGAATCAACCAAAAGTTCAAGATTACGGACGATTAGTTTAAGTTTTTCCTTGTCCATAAAATAAAGTCCTCTCAAATAATTATACACAAAAAAAGAGGGTTCGTCAAGAACCCTCCGAATTAAACAACTTGCATGGCTTGAAATTTACTTCACAAATGTACGCTTGACTTTGACGCCACGGTACATTAAATCGAAGTTTTCTTGTTCGCGCAGACGCTTGAGTTCTGCCAACACCTCTGCCTTGTGGGTTTCGGTGTCGTACTGATTGCCACGGTAAACGACTTGAGACATGATTGTACTCCTAAAGAAATGAGATTGTTAATCCCGTTCCTTCAGTCGGCTTTTGCGTCCCAATAACACTCGGGAGATGCTTCCATCACAGTTTCAACCAATTCGATTTTAACCAGTGGAGGCATATCCTCATTTGTCGAGATTCTCTGCATGAGAACATGAGCCTCTTGACAAGTAAGTGTAGCGTAGAGTAGTAATTCTACCATGGGATGAACGTTCCGTTCCGAGTCGGCTTACTTGCGTCAGAGTTTCCTCTGATGAACGTAAAGGTATTATATACCCTATATTCTATATAGTCAAGCAGTTTTGTAACTTGTGTTACCATTTATTAAATATAATTGAGCCAACCAGTAATTATGTACTTTTCTTGAGTTTCACTAACGATACCTCTGTGTGTATGTGTCCAGTCAGTCGGCCATATCAATGTTAATCCCTTTTTAGCAGGTGTTATCAACTTTTGATACTTAAATTCTGTACCGCCATTATCTTCCACATCATTCAGATATGTCATGAAAACTAGGTGTCTTGTACATACCCCAAGATTAGTTCTTTCACAATGCCAGGTTTTAAATCCACCGCCTGGTTTGTAATATTGGATATTTGCTGGTTCTCGAAGTCCAAATGATGAAACACAATCACAGTCAACATATTTTTTTGAATAAAGTTGTGATACTTTTAGTAATTCATCAACATATGTTTTATACTGCTCCACATGCTCCTCATATCTGAAGCAGTAATCTAGTGAGTCTTTTGCCTCTGGTACGATTTTTCTTCTACCATTACGGTACATACGTCCAGGTTGTTTATATTGAGGTTCTAGATTATTGAAAAAATCAATTAATCCATCACATATTTTTTCATCAATAAACCACCCACCAATAAAACTATCATAAGGAAATTCATATTCAATCATAAAAACCCTACACGCGAAAAAATTTGCCGGAAAAATTTTCCCCGTTTCCGGGAATCACTTTCGCTTTTTGGATTCGGAGGGTGGTTTGTTACCCCAGACTCTAGGGTTAGTTCTACCCTCTGTTTGTTTCATGTCCATGAACCCTTCACGATACTTATCCCAATAGTAATCAAAGATATCTACACGCTTCGGAGCACTTGCAATATCATATTTGATTTGTTCATCAACTTTATATGTGATAATGTAAGCACTATAGGGTAAAGTTCTATCCTCTGCCTTCTCACTATCACAATCTTCAAAAAGAATTTTCATCTTACACGGTTTCCCCAGGTGATATCTGGATATGCCTCTGCCACAATTTCTTGAGTAATATTGTACTTGTCCCCAAGTTTCTTATCTTTAATCAGACAAAGAATTTCTGCCTCAAGTGGATGAAGTCCCTCAAGGATATTAATGAACATAGTTTCACGACGAACAGTACTCACACCATCAGATGCACCCTTGATGAAGTAATAAAAATTCTTTGCCTCTCTACGAATAGTGGTGTGTCCGTTTTGATCGCTAGAACCAAGAGAGAAAGAACCAGTGTCATGCATTCGACGAACGTTCTCATCAATCTTTGTAGACAAAGATCCGCTGGAACTTGCCTGATCTTCAAATCCAGAATAAGGAACCTCACCCTCTGGAAGAGCTGACTTGATACTCTCATCAAAGTTCCAAATAAAAATCATCTTGAGATGTTTTTCTTCGTACTTCTTCAGAGCCTTAATCTTATTCGCTTTTGTTTTCTGTTTAGATACAACGTCTAAAACCTCAAAAACAAAAGGATTTTTGGGAAGATTAGGAATTCCTTGTTGAGAACCTTTTACAACCTGTGCCTTTGGCTTAGTCGTCCTCGTTGTTTTCTTCGTCGTTGTTGCTTTCGTTGTCATGATAGTTTTCAAAGTTAAATGCAATTACCTCATCGGGAATAAGATTTCCCTGTTCGTCAAACATTTCGGGGTGAGGTCTGGGTACTTCCCGATAGTTCATCATGTATTCTCTAGCAGTCCAACCAACTAATAGTCCCATTACAAGAAATAAAACGGTTACAAAAGAACCAATTACTAGACTAACTGCGAGCATTTTTCTTACCTCGGGAGACTACATTTCTTTTCCTTGACTTAAAGGAAAATTCAAAATAGATAGTTACTTCCCGATTGAGAAAGCAAACCATCTTTTCGAAGATGATATGGAATGGTTGTGTTTGCTTTCTTTTACCTCCATTAAGTAAAAATTCAACGCCGCGATTCTTACCGGCTTCACATTTATTTATGTTAGGAGCTGATAACTTGCTGTTCTCTGAGGAATTTGATTGTGTCAACTGAACCTCCCAACTTTTTTCCATCACATATTACTTGAGGAAAGGTAGAACCTTTTCCAAATTCTTCGTAGAATTCTTGTCTTGTAAAATCCTCACCCAGATTATACACCACAAACTTGCTTCCAGTCAACTCCAAAACTGTTTTGACTTTCTTGCAATAAGGACAATTGTCCTTTGAGTATACGGCAAAATTCATAATAGAGAAATATTGTTTTACTATCTAGTATAGCACAACATCATGGAGCCAGAACCCATCCCTGACTATTGTCTGCCTGATATGCCGATTCGTCCCACACATAACGCTTGCCTGCTTCTCTTTCTTCAGAAGTCAAGGTAGGTTCTGTGATGGGAGCTACCCACATACCAGTCGTGGTATTCAATGTATGAGAACTCATCAGATCTCCATCAGCATCTGAAGGTCTTGCTGGGTGGAAGATATCGTGCTCGGAGTTATAATACCATCCAATACCAGGATAGTTAGCACGGAAAGGTGTACCACCTTCTCTATGAACTCCCTGAGCAGTATTATATGAGCACTTCTTCCAGAGCTCATGTCCGTGATGCTTGACAAGGTGTGCTAAACCAATCTCTTCCTTCTCGATGCCACCCCTAGTCATACAAGTAATCGTATCCACAGCCACAACTGCGGTGACTATATTATCAAGTCCTAGTTTTGCGTAATGTGCCATAGTTATACTTGTGGTTCAGGTCCTTCTGGTTTGGGGTTATTTTCTTTAACTGCGTCGATAGCAGCAATCCAACTTCCATTATTTATATTACCCGACTTTATATCGTGGTATAGCATATCCAACTGATCTCTCCAGTCGGGATATTCTTTCTCACGGTTTCTCTCATAGAGATAGTAGTTATAAATGTCTACTTCTCTTTTGATTTCTTCTTGAATCTCTTCCCAGGTTGGTGGTTCTCTTCCTTGATCATCTTCCCACCCAACAAAGGTGGTATTTGATAAGTCCCAACGGGCACCTGGAACAAGTGTGTTGATAGCGGTATCTACACCAGGAACAGGGTATTGGATACCCTTAAACTTTCTGTAAGCCATATACTCAAATAGTTGATATACTTGAGTATTTATTCTGGTTCGTCTGCTGGTAGTGGCTCGTTGCCTTCTGCTATCCATTCTTGGAACGGTAGATAATTAGCAGTACAAGTTAAACGACATTTACCATCGTCATCAATACGAGCGTAGATTTGAGGATCGTCAGGGTGTGCTTTGGAAAGTTTTTTGTAATTCATAGTTCGGCAGAAACTCCAATGTACGAACTTGCAGAATTTGACATAAAATAAACGCCTTGATTTGCTGTAGCTCCTGAAGCAACAGTCCAGCTAATGTCAATAGTTTTTGTATTAGAAGTGCTAAAGGTAGGCACAGCAGAACAATTTATGCTGCCACTAGATCCAGCAACGACTCTATAATGCGATGCAGTCCCAGATTGCTCTAGTGCTTCTGGGAAAGTTCTCATAGTTACAGGAAGATGTATAGAAGATCTTCCTGCAGTAGATGATTGACTAAATCCAATACCGTAAAGTCCTGAGTTTGAGGAGGATGTTTCAGAACCTGTAATTCTATAATAATACCTCTGACACCTTGCCAGCTCATCACCAAAGCTTCGGTGTTCAAACGGTGTGGCGACGGATCCGACTTCTAGTTGGACGCCAGTTATGTACCATTCGTTAGAAGCGCTGTCCGCCAAATTTACTTGCCCAACAGCAGCATTAGCAAGAGTTCTTGCTGCCCAAGAAGTCGCAAGCGTTCCACTTGTAAAATCACTGCCTCCACCCAGCCAGAAATTTATATCAAGCGCTCTAATGTTGCTATTTGTAAGTGTTCCTGACGTGTCGCCATCGAATGTCAACGGAACAAATTGCCAAGTATCTGCTGCTGCGATTGTGTAAGATTTAGCAATGTGCCTTGTATTGATGTCATCTCGTAGCTCAACAATATGAGTCCCCGTTTTTGATGAGCGAACCCAAAACGAAAGAGTAACTGCTTTTGCTGACGACGTGCCTTTTGCTAATTGCTGAAGATTTTGACCTTCAATTCGATGTTGAATAAAAACAGCATCTGCAGCGGCAGGCGATGCGTCTGCGGTTGTGCAAGAAACTTTCAAAGATGTTGTAAAACCCGAGCCAGATGGAACGGTTGAAGACTGGTCAAATGACCAAGTACCCATTGTATCAATGTTAGCGGTCCATCTATCGCAGGTAAAGTATCCGCCTGATGTGTTACCGGTTGAACTCGTCCCACGCTGGGCAACCTGCATAGCACCGTTGATAATCAAGTTACGGTTACTTAGTGCACCAGCAGAAGGATAATTATTACCATTAACCGTTAAAGTAGTAGCAGTAACAGTAGTGACACCAATAGTACTCACACCAGCAATTTCAGTTGCAGTTACAATTCCAACTACAACATTAGGAGTTCCAGTCAATCCTGTAGAATTACCAGTTAAAGGTCCAACAAAACTAGATGCAGTTATCGTAGAGGAACTTGCAGTAATCTCTGCGGCAGTTACCGTTACAGTCTGACCGCCTCCTACAGGTTGTATCTCGTTTACATTTAACTTACTCATCTGAGGTTTTTAGATATTTATGAGGTTGGATAAGCTTATCCAACTGGATAAGCAATGATGACGATACCTGAACCGCCAGCGCCATTGGGAGCTCCCAGGCTCCCGTTGGGAGCGTTTTCATATCCACCACCGCCACCACCTCTATTTGCTGTTCCGTTTTGAGACCCTGGTGGGTGTCCAGATTTATTAGATCCCGCACTTGGATCCGCTGGTCCACTATCTGGCATACCTCCTGCAGGATAACCACCTCCACCTCCACCGCCAGCATAAGTTACTGGAGATCCTGAAATTGAAATATTAAGAGCATTACCACCCGCACCACTCGGAACGTTAGAACCAGTACCACCAGCGCCACCACCACCGCCACCAATAGAGTTAGGACCACCATTACCGCCCTGATTGCCAGCATTATTAGTTACTGGACTTGGTGTTTGTGTAGAAGCACCTTGTAACTCTGGCGTAGCATAAACACCACCAGGAGTGGCTGGTTCACCACCACCACCTCCAGATCCATAAAATCCATCAGGATGTGCAGCGCCTTTTGTTCCAGGACCCTGCAAACCATTTCCGCCACCATATCCTTTATATGTAACGGTCCCACCAATAAAACTACTCGTACCACCGCTGCTAGCACTACTGGTGCTAGTAGCGTTACCACCACCGCCAACTTCAATTGCATATGTGGCGGATCCTAAAGATATACTATTATTATATACAACTCCACCTCCACCAGCTCCACCTTTTATTGCGCCGCCGCCTCCACCGACAACTAATACTTCACATCCAGGAAGAGCTCCTCCAGAGACAATAAAACTTCCGGGTTCAGTGAATGTGTGAGTATTGTATCCTTCTCTCGCACTACCTTCGTCAAGAGTTCCTCCGGTGGCACTAGCCGCAGTTTTTACTGTAATCCACGAGCCTCCATTGTACATCTGGAGTCCAATATCAGCATTATAAATCAAAGCACCAATAGCAGTCCCCACACCAGCATTTCTTCCCGCTGTTGTTGTAGTGCCAATACCAATAGAAGTAGAGTTTATAAAACTATCACCAACTTCAATGGATCCATTGACAGTTGCAATACCAGTAACTACGATGCCTGCGGCATCGCATGTTATCATCTCAGTACCATCAGGATCAACAAGATTTTGAGCACTAGTGGCAGTTCCAGTTACATTACCTGTTAAGTTACCAATAACGTTACCAGTTACAGCACCAGTTATGTCACCGGTGATATCACCTATAAAACTACTGGCACTGCAAATGCCAGTGGTATTAATATTCCCTCGAACGTCAAGAATTGTGTTTGGTATACTGGTTCCAATACCAACATTGCCAGAGCTATCCTGATGAACTCCACCAGTGCCTGACTGGTGCAACCAATTGTTAAACCTAATGTCTGACATTATAACATACTTTTTTGACTATTTATGAGGTTGGATAAGCGATTATTCCGTTGAATATCTAACAATAACAATTCCATCACCACCAGCAGCTGCGGTTTGTCCACCACTTGCTCCACCACCGCCTCCACCAGTATTTTGAATACCAGCAGTTCCATCTGTTGCTGATGGTCTCGATCCTCCATTTCCACCACCACCAGGTCCACCATCTCCACCAGCAGCACCAGTCCAAGTTGATGCTCCCCCACCACCAGCATATAAACCAGTAGGTCCTATAGCAGTTCTTGCAGGGGCGGGTATTGCTAGACTTATGATTGGACCTGCAAATGCAGCATATGCTAAACCATCTCCTCCTGGAGAAGGAGCACCACTTGGACCGCTACCCTGAGTTCCATTAGTTCCAGCACCTCCACCTCCACTGCCAGGACCACCCGGACCGCCTCCACCTGGCGCGTCACCTCCATCATTTCCCCAACCGTTAGCGGGAGATGTACTATCAGCAGTTCCACCAGGATCTCCAGATCCTGTACCACCTGTTGAACCGCTACCACTACAACCGGCACCACCACCACACCCACCAGGAGATCCAGATTGACCAGCGCCATCAGATCCAGCACCGCCGCCGCCTGGAGAAATAATTACTTGTGGTTGCCCTGGAGCGAACTCACTAGCAACACCATTAGATCCTCTGTTTCCTGCACCGGAACCGGCAGCACCACCACCACCTACCACGATCGCATATGATCCAGGAGAAACACTAACAGAATTAGAATACTTTAATGCACCAGCTCCGCCGCCACCATTACCATCATTGCTTGGGCTTCCAGCAGCACCACCACCGCCGCCACCAACTACAAACACTTCTATCGTTGCTGGTGGTCCAGATACAGTAAGTGTATCTGGTCCAGTAAATACATTATAAGTATATCCATTACCTGGAGTTAGTTTAGTTCCACCAGTTGCTAATAAAGGATCTAGTGATTTAACATTTACCCAACCTTGTGGACCATATGCCTGAATTTGATCCGTTGTCGCATTAAAAATCAAAGTACCAATAGCAGTCCCCACACCAGCATTGCGTCCTGCTGTTGTTGTGGTGCCAATACCAATAGAAGTAGAGTTTATAAAACTATCACCAATAGTAATCTGAGTTGTGGTGATACCTAATGCATTTGTTGCTGTTGTAGCAGTACCAGTAACATTACCAGTTAAAGGTCCAACAAACTCAGAGGATGATACCTTACTACCAAAAGAAACTGTAGATACTCCAGCATCTGCATCTATACTATTAACAACTATCTTACTAGTCATAATACTCTCCACTCCCCTTTAACTGTAACACTAACGCCAGCACCTACTGTTATTGTGCCGGCAGAAAATCCGTTAGTCCCTAATGGTATTGTCACGTCTTCATCAATAGAATTCTTGTTGGCTTTAATTACACCAAAGGTATCCAAATACTGTTTAGCACCACTCGCAGAAATAATATCTTTGAACTCGACAACATCATCACTTGTTATGTTTGAAACAAAAAGTTTTGTCATATTATAGTCCACTCCCCAAGTTGAGTGACTGTAAAACCATCAGATATCTCAACTGGACCTGCCGAAAATGCATTTATATCTGCTGGAATAGTCACATTCTCTCCAATAGTGGCACGATTAGTTTTAATAACACCAAAAGTATCCACCCATTGCTTATCTCCATTGGCAGAAATGGAGTTCTTAAAGTCCGTTGTGGACGTTTTAGAATCAATAATGTTAGCTTTGAGGGTGCTCATCTGAGGTTTTTAGATATTTATGAGATTGGATAAGCAATGATAACGATACCTGAACCACCATCGCCACCATCAGGAGTGAATCCACCACCGCCGCCACCGCCGCCAGTGTTAGCAGTTCCATCTTGCGCTGCAACATTTGGTCCACTGGGTCCTGCTCCACCATTGCCGCCACCGCCGGAGCCACCAATTCCATGTGGATGTGTTCCAGAGAATGTTCCACCACCTCCACCACCAGCACGAGTTACTGGTGATCCAGTTATACTGTAAGCTAAACCAGCTCCACCATCTCCATCTGGTCCAGTTGGACTTCCATTTTGACCTACTGCACCAGCACCACCGCCGCCGCCTCCACGTCCAGGATTGCCATTAGGACCACCTCCATCGCCACCATCATTACCCCAACCATTTGCTGGTGAATTAGAGCCCGCAGTTCCACTTGTATCACCAGATCCTGTTCCTCCACTAGATCCATTATCTCCGCCGCCACCACCGCCAGAGCCACCGTTGGCGCCAGCAGTGGTGGAATTACCGCCACCTCCACCACCAGCAGCAGTAATAGTTGAGGGGAAAGCTATGGATGAATCTGTTCCAGTTCCACCTTGAGGTTGGTTTGAAGCCCCACCACCACCAACAGTGACTGCATATGTACCAGGTGATACTGGATGTGAGTCGGAAAATCTTATTGCTCCAGCACCGCCGCCTGCGCCACGATCACCACCTCCTCCACCGCCGCCACCGCCGATAATAAGATATTCAACAGTTCCTGGAGATCCACTCACTACAAAATCTTGTCCAGATCCTGTAAATGTATGGACAGCAAATCCACTTCTGGAGGTTGTATCCTTTGTTCCACCAGTAGCAGAAAATGGTTCTTGAGATGCTACCGACCAAACAGAACCACTGAATACTTCTAACTGTTTCGTTGTCGCATTGAATACCATAGTTCCAGCAACAGTCCCGACACCAGCATTTCTTCCCTCTGTTGTTGTAGTGCCAATACCAATAGACGTTGGTTGTACAAATGAACTACCAACAACAACACTTGAGATACCACTAAAAGTTGTTGCAGTAACAACACCAGTGGCATTGATTCCAGAAGTCGCAGTTATAACACCAGTTACATTCAGTCCAGTAACATCACCAGACAACCCACCAGAAAAAGTAGCAGTACCGATAGAAACGGTACTACCCTGTGCGCCTGTTATTTCATCTACACGAAGTCTACTAGCCATTATAGTTTTTTATGTATTTATGAGCGAGTTCTTAATACCCATCCCGTTGTGTTGTCTGCCTGATATGCACTATCATCCCACTCATAATAACTACGTGCTTCTATCTGTTCATCAGTCAAGGTGGGTTGTGTGAGTGGTGCCACCCAATTTTTTATAGATGAATCAAGAGTCCATGATGGGTATGGTTTTGGTGGAATGAAAGCATCAAGGGATGCATCATAAGTGTATCCGACTCCTGCATAACGAGTTCTCATATTACCATTATAAGAAGTTTGCTTCCAATTTCCACCTAAAAGTTTCTTACAAAAAGCAATACCAAGAATTTCATCCTCACGTCCTGTATGAGGATCCATAACTTCTTTATTATTTACGACGATAACTTGTGTAACGACATTATTTTCATCAAGTTTAGCGAAGTGAGCCATAATCGAATAAACTTTTTGACTATTTATGACGTTGGGTAGGCAATGATAACGACACCTGAACCGCCATTACCAGTTCCATCTAAGTGAGAAGCACCGCTACCACCGCCGCCAGCTCCACGGTTTGCGGTTCCTGCCGTACCAAGAGAACCTCCATCACCTCCACCACCAGGACCACCATTACCATTAGTGATGCCGCCAGAAGCACCGCCGCCTCCACCATATGTGACAGAAGATCCTGTAATTGAATTGGCGACTCCATTTCCACCATTACCACCTGTACCAACGGGTGGAGATAATTGAGTAGTGGCATTTGTTCCTGAAGTGCCAGCACCGCCACCTCCGCCGGCGCCCCAGCGGTTACTTCCATCATCACCGCCAGAACCCCCACTCGTTCCTTCAGTATTTGGTGAACTTCTCGGATCGTTACCACCTGCATTACCACTTCC